CGTGCCGACTTACTAAGTATGGCTCAGTCTATACTAATCGAAAACTTACAAAGGAAAAATGATGCGGTCTATCTGCACAATGATAATTTTCCTAATGATAAGAAACCTTTGGTTACTAAATCAATCGACGCACAGGATATTATTGCTGTGGCAGGCGAATTGAATGAGTTTGTAAACGAGAAGTAAACTTAACCTGCTCGTAGCTCAATTGGATAGAGCATTAGCCTTCTAAGCTAAGGGTTGTAGGTTCAAGTCCTACCGAGCAGGCCAAATTAAATTTATGCGTTGACTTTATATGCATAATAAAGGAAGATAAATACTGTTATGGCCGGAACACAACCAACAAATAATAACTTCCTATCACAAGTAGGTGCTAAGTTTGTCATCAAGAAGATGCCAAATGTAAACTACTTTATTCAAAATGTCTCACTCCCATCAGTGGATGTAGGACAGGTAGAAGTTGCAACTCCTTTCAGTAACAGGATTAAAATGCCAGGTGACTTGGTCACGTATGGTGATTTAGTAATATCGTTTAGAGTTGATGAGGACTTGAATAATTATAATGAGCTATATAATTGGATCCTTTCCATGACAAGAGTAGAAGATTTCGAGAAAAGTACTGCTTGGACCAATGAACAAAGTCCAGGAAGTGATGAAAGAGTGTTCAGTGATGCTTCGTTAATATTATTAAACAGCGCCATGAATACAAATAAGGAAATACAATTCACAGACGTATATCCTGCCTCACTTTCAGACTTGCCGTTCACTACACAAGCAGCTGATATCGATTATATTGAATGTACAGCAACTTTTAGATATAGGGCTTTTAAAATAAATTAATGAATATTAAAGAATTTTTGGATGCTGCGAGAGCAGGCATCGTTACGGTGACGTTTAAAAAAATTAACAGTGATGAGATAAGGGTAATGCCTTGTACATTAAATGTTGATATACTTAAACAAAATGATATTTCAACGAAAGTAGAAAGCATTAGAGAAGACTCTGATCATCTAGTATGTTGGGCAATGGATAAAAAGGCTTGGAGATCATTCCGAGTCAATACAGTTATAGAATGGTATGCAGGTGAACCAAAAGAAGAAGTTAGCGATAAAAGAAGCGATAGTTGATACAGCAATAGGGACTGCCATTATGGCTCCTCTTAATTTTGTTATTATTTCTATCTGTTTTTCGTTGTCTTTTAATGCGTTACAGACTACAATAGCCTGTACAAGTGTGTTGTTTTTTATTGCAGTAGCAAGGAAAGCAACGGTTAGATTATATTTTGAGAAACACAATGACGTTAGAAGAAATACAAGCACAGTGGAGTAAAGACGCTCCAGTTGATAGAACAGACTTAGCTTCAGAGGCTAGTAGAATACCTCAGATGCATTCTAAGTACTTTAAAATATTCTCTGTAGAGAGACTATTATTAAGAAAACTAGAACAAGAATCTAAGCAACTATGGAAAGATCTTTGGGAATACTATCAAGGAAACTTTGACTATGAAGAGTTAAAGGATAGAGGATGGGATCAAATTAATCAAAGAATTCTCAAAAGTGATCTTAACATCTACATTGATTCTAACCAAAATTGGATTGACAATAATCTTAAGGTAGCCTATCAAAAAGAAAAGGTGGACTTCTTAGAAGCCATAATTAAATCACTTAACAATAGAGGGTTCAATATCAACGCAGCTATTCAATGGGAGAAGTTTAAAGTTGGAATCTAATGGAAACATTAATAGTTAAAAAAGTAAACGAAGTTTACATGGAAGTAGATTGTGATGGTGGCTCTTGTTGGGAGCTACAGGATTACTTTACCTTCACAGTTCCTGGCGCTACTTTTATGCCATCAGTTAGAAATAAATTCTGGGATGGCAAAATAAGACTATTCAATCCTCAAACTAAAAAAATGTATGCTGGACTTTTACATCACGTACAAAAGTTTTGTGATGAGAGAGATTACAACTTAGTAGTTGATCCAGCTTATACTGATCAAGAGTTTAGTATAGCAGAAGCTAAGCAACATATCAAACGATTAGATTTACCATTTGAAGTCCGTGATTATCAATTGGACGCTTTTGCGCACGCTATGAAAAAGAAGCGATCATTAATGTTATCACCAACTGCAAGTGGTAAGTCGCTTATCATATATTTAATATCATCTTTTATAAGAAAGAAGACATTAATTATTGTTCCAACAATATCTCTAGTACAACAAATGGCAGGAGACTTTAAGTCATATGGATATCAAAGTGAGCCTCATTGTATTACTGCTGGAGTAGAAAAAGAAACCAAGAACCTACTTACTATTAGTACATGGCAATCAATACATAAAATGCCTAAGAAGTGGTTCGAGCAATTTGATTTAGTTATTGGAGACGAAGCTCATTTATTTAAAAGTAAAAGTTTAACTTCAATAATGACTAAGACTGTTGGTACAGAATATAAATTTGGATTTACAGGAACACTAGATGGCACTACAACACATAAATTAGTGTTAGAAGGATTGTTTGGTCCAGTTGAAAAAGTAACCACTACTGATGAACTGATTAAGAAAGGTACGTTAGCAGAATTTAATGTCAAATGTTTGGAGCTTCAATACCCAGATGAAATAAAAAAGATACATTCAAAAGATAAATACCAAGACGAAGTAGATTTTTTAGTTAGAAACGAATCACGTAATAGATTCTTGAAAAATTTAACGTTAAGTCTTCAAGGCAATACTTTGATACTATATCAATTTGTAGAGAAGCATGGTAAACCTTTGCATATAGAAATACAAAATGCAATTGCAACTTCTGTTGAGAAAGATCGTCCATTATTTTTTGTATCAGGTGAAGTGGATGGAAAGGCTAGAGAAGATATAAGAGGTTTAGTAGAGCAACATGACAATGCTATTATTGTTGCTAGCTTTGGAACATTTAGTACTGGAGTAAACATCAAAAGGCTACACAACATTGTATTTGCTTCTCCAAGCAAATCTAGAATAAGAGTACTACAAAGTATTGGTAGAGGATTGAGAAAGGGCGATAACAAAGAAAGTGCTACATTATTTGATATTGCTGACAATCTTGCATGGAAGTCTAAAATGAACTTCACGCTTCAACATTTTGCAGAAAGAATTAAAATGTATAATGAAGAGAAGTTTAAATATAAAATATACAAAGTAGCATTAAAAGTATGACAGCAAAAGATAACATCGCTACAATAAAATTAATTTCAGGCGAAGAGCTTTTATCTATTGTTGAAAAAAGTTCAAATCCACTACACTTAAAATTAGTACGACCGGTACTAGTTCACAAACAAAACACTATGGCAGGACCAGTTTTATCCGTTTCACACTGGTTAATGTTCACAGAAGACAATGAAATCGTGATTGATCGTAAGAATATCGTTGCCATTAAATACGGAGTAGAGGATAATGCTATTGATCATTATTTGAAGTTTACCCGTAGCAGGGGTGATTTTTTAAACTTTAAAAGTCCTCAATTAGAAGAGCTTTTAAAACAACTAGGAGAGAAGGTATCGCATGCTGAAGAAGAGTACTATGACGATGATGTACGACCTGATGTTGCAAACACTACTATACACTAATGCCAAGAGCTAAATCAATACATTACGTAGATAATAAAAAACTATATGCAGAGATGGTAATATATCTAGATGCAGTAAAAGAAGCAGAGGAATCTGATTCACAAAGACCCAGAGTACCAGAGTACATTGGAGAATGCTTGTTAAAGATATCGACAAGATTATCTACTAAACCAAACTTTATAAACTACACTTACAGAGACGAAATGATAAGTGATGGTATTGAAAACTGTATCAATTATATTGGAAACTTTAACCCTGAAAAGTCGACGAATCCATTTGCATACTTTACTCAAATTATATACTATGCATTCTTAAGAAGAATACAGAGAGAGAAGAAACAATTATACATTAAGCACAAGTCCCTAGAAAGAAGTGTTGTGTTTGATGAGCTAGCAACCACAGATGGTAATCCAGAACAAGGAGACCAGGGTGCTTATATAAACTTAAACACAGATTACATGAATGATTTTGTAGCTAACTTTGAACGTAAAGAAGATGAAAAAAAGGAAGCAAGAAAGAAGAAAAAGGCAGAAGAGGTAGCAGGCTTAGAAAAGTTTGCTAAGGAAGATGAGGATGATAAATGAAGATAGCTTTGATAACAGATCAACACTTTGGAGCAAGGAATGACTCTAAGAGAGTACATGATCACTTCCAAAAGTTTTATGACAATGTATTCTTTCCTGAGATTGAACGCAGAGGCATTGATACTGTTATTGATCTTGGTGACACTTTCGATCGTAGGAAGTATATCTCATTCACATCACTCAAAAGATCTAAAGAGATGTTCTTCCAGCCACTCGCAGATAGAAAGATTGATCTGCATGTCATCGTCGGAAATCATGATAGCGTCTACAAAAACACATTAGAAGTCAATAGTATAGATTTACTGTTAGAAGAATATCCTAACATAACAACATACACGAGACCTGAAGTCATAGAGATGGATGGTACAGAGATTCTATTGGTTCCATGGATATGCCAGGACAATGAGGAGGAGACGTTTGTAAAAGCCGATAAGACGACGGCACAGATCCTTCTAGGCCACTTAGAACTATCAGGGTACCAGATGTTTAAAGGTGGGTTTATAGATCACGGTATAAGCGATCAATGGTTAAAGAAGTTTGATTTAGTTTGTAGTGGTCATTACCATCATAAAAGTACTACAGGTAATGTAAACTATCTTGGTACAGCATACGAGATGACTTGGAGTGACTACGACGATCAAAAAGGATTCCATATACTAGATACGCTAACAAGAACAATTGAATTTATTCCTAATCCTCATACACTATTTCATAAAGTATGGTATGATGATACAGAATTAGATATGGCTGGTCTACTACAACAGACAGAATCATTTGCCGACTATGAAGGTAAGAGTGTTAAAGTTATTATAAAGACTAAAGACAATCCTACACTTTTTGATATGTTGATAGAGAAGCTAGAGAAGAGTGATCCTCTACAGATACAAGTAGTACAAGATCATCTACATTTAGATATGGAAGATGATAACGACATTATAGACGAAGCAGAAGATACATTAACAATCCTAAACACATATGTAGACAACTTAGAAATAAAGAATGATAGAGTTGACCTACAACAATTACTAAGAAGTTTATATGACGAAGCACTAAGCATAAGCAACTAATATATTATGATTACATTTGAGAAGATTAGATTCAAAAACTTTCTATCGTACGGAAATAGTTTTACAGAGATAGACTTAAACAAACACCAAGATACTCTAGTTATTGGAGAGAATGGAGCAGGTAAGTCTACATTCCTTGATGCACTTTCTTATGCTTTGTATATGAAACCGTTTAGAAAGGTAAACAATCCACAACTTGTAAACAGTATAAACAAGAAGCATTTGTTTGTAGAAGTAGAGTTTAAAGTAGGCGGCAATCATTACAGAGTATGTAGAGGCCATGCGCCAAGAAAGTTTGAAGTGTATCAGAATGGTGAATTACTCAACCAAGAAGCTCATACAAAAGACTATCAGAAGATACTAGAGCAACAGATCTTAAAGATGAACTACAAATCTTTTACACAGATTGTAGTATTAGGATCCAGAAACTTTGTTCCGTTTATGCAGCTATCAACTGCAGACAGAAGAACAGTCATTGAAGACTTGTTAGATATTCAAATCTTCAGTGTGATGGCTGGTATACTAAAAGACAAGCTATCTGTAAACACTAAAGACCTGAGTCAGATAGAATATGAAGTCAATCTAATCAATGAGAAAATGGAAGTACAGCAAGAGTATATTGATAAAGTAAACCAGGACAAAGAAGAGGTACTCCTCAAACTTCAGAATCAGATAAATGAAAAGACGGTAGAGGTAGAAACGCTTGTTCAAGAACAAGAAAGTTTATTAGAACAAGCAACATTATTAGCTGAACAGGCTGATCCATTAGAATCAGTATCAAATAAGATACAGCAATTCCTCACACTTGAGTC